ATGCCGCGCGGCTCGCGGATTGGTGGCGTCATCCATGGCAGGTTTTCAAGCCGGTTTCTAATTTGGCTTAGGTAATTCATAGCCCAAATCGCTTGCCTATTTCGTTAAGATACGCTTGCCGTTCGGCGCACTTGCAAGGTTTTCCAGAAAATTGCGTGACTCGTTTTTTTGTGATACCAAGCGCGTAGAGTATCGCGGCAACACGGTCACCAAGGCCTATTCTGCCTTTGCAGTTGCGACGAATATTGCAATTGCGTGCACGCAGGCCGCAACGCTTGCACCTTAGTGATTTACACGAAATTTCGCAGTCAATCATAATACGCAGTTATCCTGCGTAGAAAAACTCTTGGGTCGCCTTGTTCTGTAACTGATGAAGTCCTTCTGATAGCTCCAGGATTGTCAGTTCCATTAACAACAGGAAACAAATAGGAAAGAGGGAACCCACTTGCGTCGACATTGCTGCCGAACTCGTCATTGCATCCATAAGGCAAACTAACCGAATATTCGTTTCCTGATAGAAGGGTTGGCAAAAAAAATTGTTCAAAAGGCGTATTAAAAGGCGGAACATTAAAAGCAAAGCCTCTTGCGTCTAAGACCAAGCTGGTTTGCCGACCGCAACCATACAGTATGCCCCATATGCCGCTAGGCCCAAAGTTGTATGATTTAAAGCGCCGCACGTCAATTGCTAGACTTCCGTCACAGCTCGGGTCGCCGCTTCTCGTAACCAGTGCAGGCAAAAGAAAAGTAGGTCCGCAGCCTCCTCTTTCCGTGTCCGAGTACTTCAGGCCGTCCGTGTAGTAGCGCATATATGGAAGACACGGGAGATTAGAGAATTCTGAATATGTTCCGCACGAGGAAAAAAAATACTCAAATACAGTGGAATCCTCAGATCTTGGCGTCAATTCAAACGTTCCAGAATATATTGAGCCGGGAAAAAGATACTTAAAAGTAAAAGGCGTAACGTTGGGCGGAGAGGCAAAATCTAAAATCTCTCCATCAAATGACAAGAGATAGTCAAAAGCCGACAGCGTTATTTCTAATGACGATATTGGTCGCGTTTCGCCTGCGGGCCGGCAGTTTGTCAAGCAAGGATCAAGTTCTGCGTTGTCGCAGCATCTGCAGTTGTAGCCACGCCTTGCCATTTACATGCACCCAAGAGCCCATTTGCCTGCGCCGGTTCCAGATTGCTTCCAAAGCAGCTGGCAAACGCCACATTCAACAGTTTCAAGCTGAGTTCGATCGCCGTCACGCACGTCGGCAAAACCGTGATCAGCGTCTACGATGTTTACCTTGCACGCAAACACACCAGACACGGCAGCTCGGCCGATTGCATTTATTTTGATTGGCTCTATTGCAACAACAAATTTCTCCGAATGATTCTGGGTCGTCGGAGTGATTCCTGTTAAAATTGGCCTTTCTGCAAACTGCGCAGCTGCTTGAACGGATGACGCGGGGCTAATTGCAACGCCGCTAATCCCAAGCACGCCAAAACGCTGCACCGCATATCCTGAATTATTTTTGATTAGCACAATGTTGGCCGGCGAACCACTTTGCCCCAGCGGCCCGCCAAGAATGCCGAGTTGATTGCCAAGCACTAAGTCTGCGGTGTCGCAAAACCGGTTCCAGGTTCTTGCTGAAAAAGCTGTTTGAATTGACTGGCCAGGTTCGACCCTTCCGTTAGATTTCGACATCACCAACACCAATTCCTAACAAGGAAAAATCGGACGATCGGTAGACCTGATTTACGTAAACACCAACGGGCACCTTTATAACGCTGTCGCCGCTTGTTTCGTCTTGATACCTTACCCATAAGTATTCGTGTCCCTTTTTTTCTATTTGCGTGATTGCGCCAATTTCCAGGCGAGTGTCTCCACCGCCGGTTTCGGCCAAATTTTGTGCGTTTTGCTGTGCAACAAACTTATAAGACAAATTCCAAGGGCCGTTTCCGCGTTCGCTGTCCCATGCTTGGTTTCCGGTGCATCCAACAAACAATACCTCGCCAGCAAAAAACCCGCGGAATGCCGCGTTGTTAGTAGTGCCAGTTAGGCCAGAGAGTAGCCGAATATAATCGCTAGTCACGTATAAATCTGGAACGTCGTAGGATTCTGTCCACTGCAATGACGGAATGACAATGTCGACGCCCTGAACGCGTTCGCCATCAAATCCGATGGCGGAATTCATGTCTGGCGTTGTCTCGCCCGAACGTGAATAACGGGTTTCCGAAAAAGCTTGCGTGATTCTAGCTGTTCCCCCTGTGGTCTCAAATGACCTCGCGCGCTTAAGCGGGTCTACCTGAAGTTCGTTTTCTTGCCCTCCTTGCGTGTATGTGGCCCTGACTCGATAAGCTTCGTCGCCAAGATATTCAAGATTGTAGCTGTCAATTAAAAACTTGTAATCGCCAACTTGATACAAGCTGTTTTCTGTAAAGTACACGTTTGCGAATTCGTGCACTTCCGTGTCATCATTTGTTCCAAAAGCTAGGTAAATTATCTCGACTCGCGATTGGCCTCGCTTGCCTTTTCGGACAATTGTTGCCGACCTGCTGCTGTCTTCTTCAAGCCACTGTAAAACTGGCATTTATTCAGACACCTCCGGGTCCCTAAAAGCCGCTGTGTTTCGCGCTGTCTCTTCGCTAGCTTTCGCAATTCTATCCATGACGCTGCTTCCAAGGCCAAGTCCGCCTACAGCGGCAGCCGAAAAGGTGCCGGCGACTTCGCTGCGGGCTGTTGGGGCCGCAACGTCGATTGCGGAAGCATTGCCAGATGCAGGTAGGCCGGCCTTTATTTGTGCTTCAGCGCGTGCCGCCGCCATTTGCTGCCGCTTGGCCTCCAGCTCTTCATTAGTGGCATCTAAAGCAGCTGCACGGTCAATCGCGGCTTGGCCGGTGCGCTGCCGTCTTGCGTTTTGTGCCAATATGTTGGCCGCGTTTCGTGAGTCCTGCCGGCCCAGCAAGTCGTCTTGGTCTTGTTGATTTGCTTGCCCAGCAGCGGCCAATCGTCCAGCAATGCCAGGTCGTTGCTGCGCACGCTGTTCCGCACGTGCTGCAGCTTCGCTGCGGATCTGCGCGACGCGACGTTCTGTGTCTTTGGCACCCGTGATGTATCCCTGCACCTTCAGCCACATGACGCGAATGTTAGTGACCAGTGCGTCAAATGATCCGATAATGCCGTTGATGACGTTGTCGACTATTCCTTGGACAACAGCAAACCCTGTGCGGAATCCCTGCTGCACGTTGGAAAACATTGCGTCAAAAACATTGACTGTAAATGTGGATACGTCGCCCCAGACATTCTGAAGGTATTCAATAAACGGGTCGGTGTAGGACGTGATTGCCATCACGCCGCGTTGCCACGCAGCCTGAAGTCCAAGCCATGCTATTTCAGCAGCTGCGCCAAAATCACCAACGGCTAACGCGTCGCTGATCCCTCCAAATGTCGTGGTGGCTGTGTTGTACAAGTCGCCAAAGACGACCTGTGCGTCTGCCACGACTTGGCCAAACGTCCTAGCAATGGCACTGCCGGCACTGGTGGCCATGTTTGCTATCGGCTTCAGCGCATTTGACGCAGCCTGTCCAAGAGCGCCAAAGCCACCGGCCATAGAAACGGCCACGGCACCTGCGGCAGCAAGTGCGGCACCGACTGCAAGAATCGGCGCGTTGGCCAACGCCCAGGCGGCCGCGGTCGCAGTTGCCGCCGCGACTGATTGCACCGCATAAGCAGTCACCGCTACGGCGGCCTTTAGCGACCACGCAACAATCGAAATCATGCCGGTCGCCACCATACGCAGTGGTGCCAACACTGCATTCGCCGTAGCTGCAATACCGCCAAGGCCAAACGTGGCTAGCCGCAATGCGGTGCCTAGGCCAATCAGTGCGCCACCGGCAACCGTAACGCCAGCCGCCACCTGCAAAATACGGTTGATTAGTTCACGGTTGCTTTTCACAAAGTTGGCGACGCCGCCGGCCACAACGGACAACGCTTGGGCCAAACTACTCAGCACTGGTGCAACGGCACTGCCGACTTGAAACGCAATCGCCCCAAATCCGCGACGCAGGCTGTTCATCGCGTCAGTCAGCACCTCAGCCTGTTTGGCCGTCTCCGCGTCCATGACCAGGCCGAGCCGTTCGGCTTCGGCACGCAACGCGGCAAAGCCGCCGGCACCAGCACTCATCAGCGGCAGCAGTGCAGTACCAGCACGGCCGAATATCCGTTGTGCCAGTGCGGCGCGCAATGACGCGTCCTCAACGCTAGCCAAAGCGTTGGCAATAATTTCAAATTGTTTGTCTGGTGAAAGTCCCTCTAGGTCTGAAATATTTAGGCCTAGTGCGGCCAGTGAGTCCGTCGCAGACGACAAGCCCATGCCGGCGTCGTTGATCGTCGACTGCATCCTGCGGATGCCTTTTTCAAACGTCTGCAGGTCGGCGCCAGATTGTTCCGCCGCGAACGACATGGCCGACAGCGTCTCGACCGCGATGCCTGTCCTGGCAGACATCTTGGCAATCGCGTCACCAGTCGCCGCAAACTGCACAGCAGCGCCGGAAATAGACCCGACAACAGCTGCACCGGCGGCCACCATCGCACCGCCGGCCACCTGCAGATTCCGCCCAAGCTGGCCGATGCCCTTTTGAATGTCGCGGAGCGCGGATTGCAACTGACGTGGATCGGCACCAATCTCAACGTAAGCACGACCCGCACGAACTCCACCGGCACCTGACATTGCTTAGCTCACTTTTTGTCGCCGCCAAACAATCGCTTTAGGTCTTCAGCTGTGGCCTGCCTCGCAGGCTGTTTGGCAAACGGGTGGAAATCGTATGGTTTTTTTGCCGGCTTGCCTTTTCCACGGTTTGCGTTGTAGGTCAAGCAGAGGACGTTTGCCGTGTGCCACCAGTCGTTTTGGACCTTGGCGTCCGCCGCGATTTTGAGTTGCCGGTAGGTCCAGTCGCCTGGGTAAACGCCAATGATTCCGGCGCATTCCCAGATTGCATCCCAGACGCTTCGACTTGTTTCTCTGCTGTCGCCACCGCCGCTGCGGTCATTTCGTCGTACTTGTCCACCATCATGCGGACGACGCGACGGTGGCGATTCGGGAAAAAACAAATCAGCTCGTCGATAACTGCGTCGCTGGCGGCGTCCAAGCAATCGCCGGACAAGCTGTCCAAAAACTCCTCCCGCGACAACTTCCGCGATTCCACTTGTGGCACCATTGCCGCGTACAGCACTTCACCCAGCGACGTGTAGTTCAGCCGGATGGCCGACAAAACGCTGTCGATCTGCTGTATGTTTGCCAGGTCCAACGGGACCAGATGCGTTTCGCCGTCTTCGTCGACTGCCGATACCTTGACTAGGTCGCGAACACGAAGGATTGCTGACACGGTAAGCGCTAACTGCCAGGATCGCCCCTCGCCGTCTTTTATTTCTTTCACAAGCGAATTCCAAAAAAAGTTTTCTTAGCCGTCACAAGCCATGTGTTAAGGCCGTCTAAGGATGAGTTTTGCGAAATATTTGTCACGACGGCGCTGAAAAACCCGCCGCCTGGTTCTACTGTGACCTGAATTTCTCTACCGGTCTGCAGGTCTGAAAATAATTGCGTTGCTGTGTCGTCAATAATTTCCACTTGCACACTCAACGTGTAGCCGGTCGTGTAAACAAATCTGTCGCGAATGCCATGCAAGCCAAACTCAACTTCGTTTGCTGTTTCTTCTACGGTGACATTTCTTATGCCAAGATTTACGTCACCGATAGTAACAACTGCTGTTTTCCCAAGGCTTATTGGCACTAGCAACCCCCAAACTAGCCCTTTCGCAGCGTTACGGTGTAGGTCACTGGTCCGTCTAGATTGACGTTTTCGCTTACATTCATTACGCCAAACGAACCAGTAACCATCGCAGTTTCTAAGTCAGCAACAATTCCTGTTGGATCGTAGCACTCAATTTCCCATGTTTCGGACGTAAGTCCTGTCTTGTATTCGCGGTAGTCAGGGTCTTCAGTGATACCGACAGACCGACTTGTGATATCAATAACGTCTGCTTCCGTTACCAAGCTTGCCGACACAATGTTGTCGCCAAAACTCGGCGCACCTGTTCCCTCTTTGCCTAGCGTAACTGCCATTTTGGCCTCCTATGCTGCGGTGGTGTTAGAAGCGCTAACTGTGTAGGTGATAATGTCGTCGAGCGGCTGACTTTCACTTACGTTGGTAACAATGAAGGTCTTACTATCCCCAAGCTCAGGACCACCAAGAACAAACGTGTCGCCTACGGAAACACCGGGCAAACCGACGCATTCCAGTTCTACGGTCAGCTCAATGTGGCTTTTGCGAAAAACTCGACTAGATGCACCGAGTGCGGTTACGTCGATTTCGTTTGCACTGCTGTCTAACGTGATGCTGCGGACGTTGCTGACGCCCGTCACGGTCACGTCTTTGCCAAGTGTGA